CAATCCTTGCTTCTGCTACCTCTCTTGCAATAGGTATTAATTCATCTACGATAGCGGCAATAGGCTCAGTTAATATCTGTGCAGTTTCTTCAATACCGCTAAATGCGTCAAGCATAAGACTGTTCATCGTAGTTGACATAGCCTGTGCATCTTTCAGCATACGTGCGGCTTGGAATGTACCTATAACATCGAAATAAACTCTAGATGCACCTGCTCTTAGGACTACCATTAGTATGCCGACTAATACAACCATTACAGGGCTTGTTACGCCTATTATATCAACAGGAACAATCATCTGACATACTCTCCACCTAATGCCTTACGGCTCGCTACGTAATACTTTAGACCTAAGTGTTGTTTAAGCCTTCTTGATTACGTTTTCTAGCCTCTCTTCTAGCGTTCCTACGGGCTACGACTGAGGATGCGTCATCACCTCTTAGTGGTGTTAAGCCACCCTTACCTTTTTTAGAGGCTTGTTTAGTCGCATCTGCTATTTTGTCGTTGATGTCTATGGCTACGTTAAGGTCTAACTCAAGCAAGTGTCTACCTTCCGGTTGACTATAATGCAACCATAACTCAGACGGTAGTGTTCCTTTGAAGGCCATGCAAAGTGAGGGTGCGACCCTCACGAAGTCAAAAAATTGACTGCACCTTCCTCATCGTCACCACGTATGAAAGCAAGTAAAGGCATCAATTCTTCTAGAGTAAACAAATCAATATCAAAATCGGCAGGTTCTATAATACACTTAGGAAGCCAATCAGTCAACTGTGCTTCTATACCGCACCCTGCTTTATCTAAAGCATCTGCTAACTCCATTTGTTGTTCATTACTCCAATCTTCTACCTTATCCATGTTAAATGACTTAAACACTCTAGCCTGAGCGTTACTTAGTTTTAACTTAGCAAGACCTGATGCTTGTTTAAGGGTAATTTTTGTTCCATCGTCTAATTCAAACTCTTTCTTTTTTACCGGCATTCTTCTTCCACTTCCTTCTCTCTTTTACCTTTCTTGGTAATTTCACTTCACTAATCAGACGGACTGTACCATCTTCCTGTACTTCCCATGTGCCGATACTATTAATAAACCGTTTGGATGCACCGGCCCTTGACATACCATCCGACCTACTCAGAAAAGATAATTTACTCTTCCTCTTGTTTTAAGGACTTACTTTTAGGCTTAGTTTTCTTTGCCGTCTTTTTAGGAGCGGGTTTCTTTACAGGCTCAGGAAGAATCATTTTTCCTCTAGGCCATTTCTTAGCAAATGATTTACACTTATCTTCTGACATAGCAAGCACTTCGGGATGCCAATTTTCAGGTATCGCATATCCTAAACTTGCGGCCCATTCTAGAGAAACCATATTTAACAACCTCAGTAGGCACTAGTCTGCAACTGTGCGCCCTTCATCTTAACCATGATAGCCGCCGCCGCACCTTTAGCCTTTGAATCGTAGAAGGCTTGGAAGTTAACAGACATTCTAGCAGGGTCACGACCGCTAACTGATGCTTCGGGGGCTTCAAACCTAACGTTGTAGAGAGTAATCTCCATGTGGTCTGCGTCTGTTGCATCCTGAAACTTCAACTTTAGTGCAGGTCGCCCTGCTCCACCGTGTAGTTTGTGAACGGCAGTAGAAGTAGCCAAGTCTGCGTAAGTAGGCTCTCCCTTTAGTCCGGTAGTATCGGAATAAATAATCTCGTTAAACTCCATACTACCTGTAATTTCCCTAGTCCTTGAAGGTGGGATTCTTTGAATTGTGTTTGCTCCGACTGCGTAAGCCGAATCAAGGTCACGGTTGATATTCATTTCTAGACTGATAGACTGAACCTTAGTAGATGTGTTTAGTGAACCATCTACGTACAACTCAGCACCGGAAAAGTGTAGAGCGTCTACATCGTTACCGGAGAAAGAAACTCCTGTCTGAATAGCAACAGGTGTTTGTTCTGCCTGTCCTAAAAAGTCAGCAGATGCCATAACGTACTCGTTTAGGTTTGCACTTAGGGATAGCCTTGTGCTTACCATACCTGTGAAAGTGTGTTCCTTAGCCTCTCTACCCACACGGATAGTAAAAGAAGGATAAGCGTGTGAAGCCGTAACAGGCTCAGTAAATACGTGCTTGTTTGCTCCACCGTTAACTGTGGTAACTGCACCGCCGTTTGTTCCGCCTACTGCCGCTCTTGCCGCCGTTTCTCCTGTTAGAACAACGGATTGTGTATTTGCTCTACCTGAACCCGGAACAGTAATGTAACCGTAGATTTTGCCCGGCTCTATTCCATTACCATAGTTTTCGTATTGTAGGCAAACTGTGTCGTCTGCTACTGTTCCCATAGCCGCCGCACTAGAAAAAGTGTTATCTGCTTTGTAAGTAGTAACTCCTGTCAATGTGTCTGTGCTTACACCTGTGTATGTAAAGTATGTTCCGGCAGTTGTAGAGTTGTCTGTGGGTGAGCCTAGAATACCGTAGCCTATGTTAGTAGCGTCAACTGTTAGACCTGAGTGAGTAGCCCATGCCGCTCCTTCTCCTGAGTGTAGAACAATTGACTCAGAACCATTTGTACCGCTTAGGTCTTGTGCGCCATCTACTGCGCCTATTGCACCATTTCTGACTTCCCAATATCCGATAGTTTCAGAACCTTGTACCATAGTATTTTGTGTTTCTGTGTAACCGTAGCCTCTACCGTCAACTTGATTTGAGATTGCGGCAAATGCTACTGCATCCCAAAACTCGTTTTCAGCAGTTACGGGTAAGAAAGAGGACATAATGTTCCCCATAAAATCGTCAGGTTGAACGGCAAAGTTAACTGAACCTTCACCATACTTGGTGTTAGTTACGGCCTTTGATGCCACCTGTCTGCTCATATCGTTCCTTGTTAGCAAGTCGAAAGTTTGCTTAAACGACTCGTCATCTACTTCTCCAAAAGTTTGTGTTCCGCTTGGCTCTACTCCGAAGGTAGTTTCTTTCTCAATCGAAACATATCTATTTATCCATTCTGCTCCCGCCATATTGATACCTCTATGTGGCTTACTCACGCATTATGTGTCTTATCAACATTACCTATGTGTCATATTTATTCGGCGTATGTAATCTAGTGATAAAGTATGCACACAAATGGTTTCATCGCTATCTAGTTTTGTGTCAAAATCAGTCTGAAAGCCCGTAATACTATCCGTAGTACCCTTTAGTCCTGTGTTAGTATACAACTCATCAAATATTTCTCCTATGATATTTAGACCTGAGCGGTACGCTTGTTCGTAGTTAGTATCTTTAGTAGTAACGAATATTTCTACTGTGTAATCTTGTGTAATTGTAGACCCGCCTAGAGTTTCAAACTCTCCGTTACCTAGACCTCTAAGAATAACGTGTACTGTTGGTGGGGTAAGTCTGTTACGCATTTGTGAGGATAAGTCATAACCATATATGATAGAAGAATCTGCAACCTGTGTTTTTAAGTACATTCTGTCAGAATCCCTAAGTTGTTGTACTACTGACAACCCCATTCTAGCCAATGCGTCTTGTGCAAAATCACTAGTCATCAACTCTTCGGGATTAAATGCGCCACTTGTACTTACATATATACTACCCCATCTTACCGACCCACTTGTATTACCAAACTTTACGCCCGCACTACTACTTGCAGAACCTACTACTGAGTAGAAAGCATCGTCACCTTCTGCATTTCTTAGTATATCGTATACGTATAGTTTTGCATTACCACTACTATCCATAGTTAGTCTTAGTACAAGTGGTACTGCATCATCTTCTGTTTGTAACATATCTAAGTCGGATATACTTACAGTAGTAGTACCTACTAGGTCTAGCCCTGTACCATTTCCCTTACTTCTAACTTCTACTCTTTTTGTACCGTCATCAATAACTAGTATCGGGTCTGCCGAGTCAGGAGCAGTATCAAAGATAAAAGAGGCTACCATAGTATTAGCAGTACCACCACTTATACTATAACTAGAGTTACTTATAGCCCAATAGTTTCCATTAGCAGAACCACCACTACCACTAAACGAAAGACCGTCTGATTGTGTAGGGTTGCCGCCCCTCATTCTACTATTCCATATTTGTTTTGTATTTGCTATACTCATTAGTATACCCCCGTTCCTATTTTCTTAATCATATCTGATACTAAAACTTGTGCCGTCGCATCGTAGGTTGCTTGGTCTAATTCTCTACTAGTAGTAGATAGCCACCTACCCATAAACTTTACGGCAGGGAAACCCGGATGATTACCTTTAAGTGTTGCTATGTAAGTGTCGCCCCTACTTCTCCTTGCCCCTGATGAGGCAAATAGCGTCACTAGTTTGTCGCTAAAAGCAAATGGCTCTACACCATCCTCATACATTTCGCTTAGGTTTACTGTTTTACCTTCGTGACCGCCTTTTACACCGGTAGGATTATCTGCTTGTGAAGGCCATTCTCCGTCACCATAAGAACCGGCTACGTGCCTCATAAATCTGCCTCTACTTTGCCCCGTAGCAGAATCAAACATTTCCATTGTGTGTAGTGACCCTTTTAATACGTCAAAAACATCCCCTTTTACTTTTTTCATTCTATCTTTTCCACCTAGATGTTCTGCTATATCTAGAAAAGTAATAGCGTGACGCATACCTTCATTGATAGCAAATCTTTGTGTTATTGCTTGTGATAGTCTAGCGACTGTTGCTAATTCCCCTTCCATACCGTCTGTTAAACCTTTCTTATCAAAATGTACGCTAAAACCTAGACCTACACCACCTATACTTTTAGTGCCTATTTGTCTTTTACGGGTTTGACTTGCACCCATTGGTTTGTTAGCATCACCGACTCTTTGTTCCCAATTATCATATCTTTCTTTTGACCTATTTCTACCTAACTTATCTAACTTACGCATCATTTTTTTCTCGTTATTAGTAATTGGTTTTTTGGGGTTTAAGCCTCTTGGCATATCTCCTACGCTTGGGTTTTTTAACCGACCACCTGCTCTAGTAGGTAAACCCCTTCTACGCATTTCTTTGTCGGTACTTCTTTGTATTTTCATTCTTGGTACTTTATCACCAAGCGGATTACGACCTCTATTGCTAGCCATTTAATCACCTAGTCTACTGAGCCTAGATGTGCTAGCCTTCGTAGATTACTAGTGCCTCTCGCTCTCATCGTGTTTCCTCTTATACTCTCACCGTCAATAAAGAATGTTCCCTCATCTTCCATGTAATACGCCGCCGCTAGGTCAGCACATATCTCACGTAGTACGTGCGCCATTTCTCCTTCTTGAACAGTTACATTATCTAAGTGGTCTGCACTTATTCCTGTAACTCCTGTAAGTTGATTTGTAGATTTACCTGACCATGCGAATGAATCACCGTCTATATTACCGTTTCCGGCCGTGCTAAACGCCGTTCCTGATGTCAGGTTGATTGTGGTAGCCCCTGCGCTAATTGCGCCGTCTAGCGTGGTCTGTGCGGTTTCTCTACTAGGAACATTTCTACCATAATCTCTAAACTCTTGGTCTATGTCAATGCTAGCCCTGCGGATAGCCCTAGTCAGTTTGTTACTTGCCTGTGTTCTTTGTGCGCTATTTAGCCCTAGCCTAGAACCTATATCCATTGTAGTACAATAATATACCATTTATTATCACCATTCCCGTATTCGCTACCATCATCAACAAAAGCATACGCTTCGTTAGTTTGTTGTAGGAGTTGAGTGTTTCTTGAATGTTTTTTAAGTCAGATGTATGCACATTGTTCATTCCTTGCGCTCTACGTAGATGCGTAATAACGTCATTACACCACGTATGCCAATCATTTCCATCCATATAATCACATTTGAGTTACGCCTAAAGCCGCTCCTACTATCCCTATTAATGCTAGTAAGGCTTTTTGCATATTAGCCATATACGTAGCAATAAGACCGTTTGTGATTTCTAACTCGGTTGCGACCTTAGTTAGACCGGTCTTAGTTTCTATCTGTGACTGCACTACTTGTTGTATAAGGGAGTCATGCTTTTCTACGGCATTCTCTAGTCCTTCAACCTTAACTTCTAGGACTGCTAGTGATTCACTCATCCGAAGCCCTCAACCTTGCAATCAACTCGTCTTTCTTACCGCTAACTGCAAGACCTTTCTCCTTTAGAGCGTCTTTCAATTCTGCCACCTTATACTTATCGTAGCCATCTTCTAGAACCTCTAGTTGGTCTTTTGCTTCTTCTACCTTGTCTTTTATGTCGTCAACGGAATCAATGATTTCATCTAGGGTAATCTTACCATCAGCCGCTAGAGCCTGATATTTCTTATAACCCCATGCCGCCAATCCTATTAGTGCGGCTACTGCCACTAGGAGTATTTCTACATCATCTAGAAGGGATGACGATTCATTGATACAATCAACAATACAATCTGCTATCGTTTCGTTAGTGCTATTATTCTGCATTTTAATCACCTTTCGTATATTATTTGTTTAACTGAGGAAAGTGGGATGACTGTAAAGTGCCTCTCTTCGTTACCTCGATAAAGTTTGTACCCATGCGGTGTTTCTTCAATGTTTACATTAGTGTATGACTTCTCCGGCGGTTGATATACTATCTTACCTATTCTTTTTGCCACACTATCACCGTTCCACTATGATTTATTGGTGCGTTGCTAGTTATATTAAAATACCTATCTTTTTTAGAATCCACTTTAACCAACCCTCTTCAATATCCAAACCTATACCGTCTTTGTCAGACATCACTCTTCCTCTTCTGCCTGAACAGGCGGAGAAGAATTGCGATTTGCTACTTGGGTAGATACTTCTCCCAAATCATTTCTCAATCTTCTAGAACAGGCATCAACATCATTGACAAAAGTTTCTAACACACGGATAAATACTAATCTATCTGTTGCTACTTGTCTAACTCTTTGTAATTCTGCTCTTAGGTTTAGGTTTTCTATCTCTAGTGCTTCAACACTCACTTCACTCATAAGCCTACGATGCGTTGTAGGTATTTAAGGAGTTACGTGTGTATTAGACCCATAGGATGCTTGTCAGCAAACCATGTAGGTTGTTTTGCGTAAGCATGAAAATAATTATCAACATCTGTCAATACTGCGTTATCTCCTACGGCGGCTAGAACAGTAGCAGGTAAATCCAATAGAGCCTGTCTGTAAGCCTTCAATTCGTTTTTCTGTGTAGTGCTAAGGTCATCATATAAAAGTGGCTTAGATTGGAAAAAATCAATAAACTGTTCCAAAGCACCATCTCTACAAGCCCTAAACTTCGCCCAAGACTGTTCCGAAGTCATTGCGACATCGCTTGCACTACATACTGTTCCTTCTACTGCGCTCCATATATTTGTACCCATAATTATCATTGCCTCTCAAAATACGCTGAAAACCTAGCAGGGCCAACTTTTGTTGATGTGTTGTAACCTGATGGTGATTCTACTCTTACGTTAAAAGTATCTCCTGCTGAAAAATCTATGTCATAATTCGTCTTTGATATGATAAAAGCATTACCGCTACTACCACTAGCATTACCCGTCATGGGGTCATTCTCTCCCGACCCATTCTTGAATATGTCAATCGAGAGATTACTTGAGCCTGTGGATGAGTGCTTGTTACCACAATGAACATAGAGAGCCTTAAGAGTGCAATCGCACCCAACAGGAATACCGAAATCCACACCGCTTGAGGACTTGGTAGTGTTCTGTGCCCCGTTACCATACGAGAAGGAGAATCCGTTAGCGTTACCTGCCCCGCTTGTGGATGATAGGTAATCGTCGGACTCTTCACCGAAGATAAGGAATGAATCTGTGGAAGAGCCACCACCACCACCCGCATTAGCATCTACATACGCCTTGATAGATTGTTGAGTTGCTAAAGCCGTATTGGAGTTAGAGGACATATTATCTTGGTCTAGAACAGTTGTAACTCTAGCACCACTACCACCTAACTGTAAACCATTAACAGTAAAATCTGCAACCGTAGTGCCTGTGACTGTTGTTTGGTCGCCCGCAACCATTATTTCTACTATTGTTGCGGCATTTCCTTGATTTGTTCCACCACCTAATTTTACTTTGTTATTACCACTAGAATCTGAATCACCTACTAGTAAAATAACAGGTTCTTCGGCACTTTTGTAATGTGGCATACCTACTCTACTAAACTTTCTAGTATTATCTGATATTGATGAAGCAGTTACATCGCTACCCGTAATTAAACCAAACTGATTATTGCCCGGAATTATACTTAGCCTTCCACTACTAAAAGTCAATCCTGATTCTGCATTCATGGCATCTGTGCCTGTTGCAGTTACAACCCTATTGTTGACACCATTTGACATAAAATCAGATACATCTACGCTAAAAGTAGTTGTAGATAAATTAAGGCCTGTTCCTGCTGAATAGGTTGTATCGGTATCTAAATCATCAACTACCAAATCAATAGTACCGTCAGCATCTTGATACGTTGCACTAATTCTAGTTTCGGTGTTGCTACTAAACATAGCACCAACTATATCTTGTACTTGTTCAGTAGAAAGTTGAGTGTTAGTATTAGTATCAGTAGATGCAATGGTTAGTGTTCCTGCCGTGTCATCGTAGGTTACACTTACGTTTGAACCCGCAGTAACTACCCCTGCTACATAATCCTCAACTTGTTCCTGTGATAGTTGTGTGTTGGTGTCTGTGTTAGTAGTCTTACTTGTAAAACTTAAATTACCACTAGCATCTGTTGTCAATACTTGACCTGCACTTCCATCGGCCGCAGGTAACTTCCAAGTTACATCGCTACTAACAGTATCGGGCGCACGTAGAGCGACATAGTTAGAAGTATCTGCATCATAGAATCTAACCTTTGTCTGTGACCACATTCTCATATCACGCCACGAACCAACATGGTCAGACATAATTCTAAATATGTTAGAACCATTAACATCTGCATATATTCCTGTTTGACCATCTAAGTTTAGTAGCCCTGTATCGTTTTGTATTAAACCCTCAGTACCACTATGGGTAATAAACATATCACTACCTGCACCAAAATAAAGTCTTTGTGCATCTATTGGAAGAAATACGTGTCCGGTGTCTGAGTTTATTTTTAATCTAACAATACTAGTATCTGCGGTACTTTCTGCTTGACCATAACCTGCCATCGGATTTGAGTTACCTGATGTTAATTCTAAGTTGCCTCTACCATAACCATCACTAGCAGTCCATCTTACACCACCTGCTACTCTTCTACCTGTATGACCTGACGAATAATCATTGTTAAAGAATAGATAACTACCTATTGTATCTCCTGCGGCTAAAGAAGCATCTGTTGATTTCAGTAAAACGGAAGGGATAAGTCCACCTATTGTCAAGTCATAAGTACCTGCTTGACCTATATTACCTAAACTTATAGAGCCGCCAAAATCAACATTGTCATCAGTCTGTGTTCCAAAGTGTATATCTCCACCTAAGTCTGAGTTTAGTGCAGATATTACTTCTGCATCGGATAGTTGTGTATTGGTATTAGTGTCTGTTGCGTTGATAGTAACCGAGTCATTTGTGGCGTTTGTAGTAATGCTTACATTGCTACCTGCTACAAAGGTTAGTGTATCAGTAGTTGAGTCTGCCGCAACTGTTGTCTGACCGCTTACTGCTACATTACTAAACGCATTTTGATTTGCTTCGCCGCTAGCACCTGCTTGATTTGCCCATGTTAATGCCCCCGAACCATTTGTTACAAGCACTTGATTTGCACTACCGTCAGCATTAGGTGTAGTACCCGGAAATGTAAGTATCTCTCTTCTTACTCCCCAACCACCGTCATCTGATGTAAGTGCAGTACCTACATCTGCTTCTCCACTTCTAAAGTAAAGAGGCTCAGTATCAACGCTATTGGTTGAGTGGTCAGAAGCGGAAAATATCTGCCATGCTCTATAATTGTCTGACCATCCTTTCATAGTAAGCACCGAATCCCAACTGTTAGTCGAGGATGCTATATCGTCTGTGAATGTAAAGACCGCAGATTTGTCTGAAAAATCTGTCGGCCTCATTTCCGTACTTGTTGATGGCCCTTCATCTCTAGCATCTCTCAACCTTACTTCTGATACATTGTCGCCTATCCATGTCTTTACTCTACCCATAGTGGTTTTACGAGTAGTACCACCTGCTCCGTCATCTATAATGAGTAAATCTGCATCTTGGATGCTTGCCCCTATGTCTGTAAGACCATCTACATCTAAGTTAAAAGTAGTGCTAGATAGGGCTAGTCCTGTTCCTGCTGAATAAGTAGTATTTGTATTTGCGGCTACTGAAAATACACCATTTGTAGCAGTTACGTTAGACCCCGCCATTGCGGTTGCTAAGTCTGCTATGGATTCTTTCTTAGTTGCCCCTGTTGATGAACCATCTAAGAATAAGATGTAGTCATCAGCAACCGCTACTGCGGCTTCTGTGGCTTCACCTAAATCCACGTTAAAAGTAGTACCGCTTAAATCTAGTAAAGTACCTGCTGAGTATGTGGTATTGGTATTAGTATCAGTAGAAGCGATAGTAATATTATTTGCATCTGTATGTGTTAATGTAACATTAGAACCCGCTACAAACTTAACATCTTGTGTACCTGAACCTGCCCCACCCTTAGTTAACCTAAGTATTATATCGTCAGTAGAATCTACAAAAGAAGATGTGTATGTGTTTTGTGTGTTAGTATCACTTACTGTATTAGTGAATGTAATTTTATTACTACTTCTAGCAATACTAAGACCTGTTCCTGCTTCAAGAACAACAATATTACTACCACCACTACTATTAGTTAGAGTTATCTTTTCTTCATCAGTATTATCACCATCAGAAGTACCAAGTGAATAGGTAGTATTTGTGTTAGTATCAGGATTTGCTACCCACTCTAACTCATAACCACTAGAAGGAAATGCTAGTACATCCCCTGCACTAGCCCCTGTGTTATCTGCGGGAAATACAAAGGTCTTGTTAGTACCATCGTGGCCTAGTGATAGTTTACCTAAGTGGTCTATACTCATTACCTTTCTTGGTGTGGTGTTGTTACCTGTCCAAAAATCTATATTTGAGTAAGATGAAGAACCACTATTGTAAATCCTAGAGTTTCTATCGTCATCGGGATTGTTCAGCCTAATACCTCTATTTGTTTTAATCACAAGCCCATTAGTAGTATTAAATTGTAAGTCGGCTTCTGCCGTAAGTGTGCCGTCGCCATCAATTGTCAATACTGAATCTGCGTCAGTAGAGTTAGTAATATCTAAAGCAATAGTCATATCGTAAGGGTCGCCATCTGAGCCTGTGCTTGTATCAGTCCAATTAGTAGTAATACCTGTTCCGCCAATCAACTTGACCTCTTTACTATGACTAACAGTAACTTCTGTACCATCGCCATCTTCTAGTTGAAATGTAGTGAGTTGATTTGTATTTGTATTTGCGGTAAAACTAAGACTACTTTGCATATATGCTTGAATAACAGATACATCCATTCTCTTCAATACACCGCCATCGCTTAGGACTAACTCATCTGTGCTTGCTAGACCACTAGCCAACTCAGTTGCGTTTGTAATATCACTTACTGCGAAACCCGCACTACCTGATGTGTCTATTTCATCTTGTAGATTATCTAGGGTCATGTACTTAAACTCGCTTGCTGAGTTATCCCAAATAATAACACCGTCAGCACTACCGCCGCTATCTGCTACGCTTTCGTCAATCGCAGTTAGGTGGGATATTCCACCTAGCGTATTTAAGAAATGTATTTCACCCATTTAATCACCCCACTAACGAATCCATTGCTATCAGATTCCAATTTGACCTTATTTGTGCCGCTCCATTACCTGCTTCTGTGGTAGTCACGTTACCACCTGTGTTATTAACAACTACTAGTGCAAGATAATCATTTCCGTCAGATGCAGTAAGCGTTTTCCATTGTATAGGAAACTCAGTCGTATCTCCTAGAGAAGCATACTCAGTTTGGTTTACAGTTGTAGAATCTTTGATATGACAAATTGTTTCATACGTGGCTAGATAGTTAGAAGAGTGAGCCGACGTTTGGCTACCGTCTATCTGTATAGTCACGTGTACTTTAGCAGACAAGAAAGTTTCTAGAGAAGCGTTATCACCATAGTTAAATTGCCCTACTATTACTTCTGTACCATTATTCCAAGAACCGGCAAAAGCCTCTCTAGTAGACGCATACACGTTTACGCTATTAGGTCTTACGCAATCAAAACTACTAGGAGCGGCCGTACTCATACTAAATCCGCTAGTAGTGGTTAGTCTAGCACTACCTTTACCGACATAACTAGACCCCGTTACCTGTGTTCCTGTTACATTTCCGCTAGAAGTAAGTGAGCCTGTTTTTATTTCTCCACCTACGTGTAAGGGAGCAGTAGGGGATAATTCATGTATTCCTACTCTCGGTGTACTTGTTCCGTTTTCTTGAAAAACCATTACAGTGTTTAGGTCTGTTCCTGTGGTATCAGCCATCATAAACTTAGCACGGTCTGTTCCTACGTGTAGAGCAAACTTGTCATCGCTATCATATGAAACAACTAATTGTTCATTGTTAGTGCTTGTTAATTGTAACATACCTGTTGATACTTTACCGGTACTAGGGTTATAGGTAAGGTCGCCGTCAGACTCTAGACCTATGCTAGTGCTACCATCAACATCTGCACCTGCGGCAAATACAATAGCGTTATCCTCATTTGTGCTTTCGTTATCTGTAACTACTACGTTTGTGGCAGTAGTAGCAGTAGCCGAATTACCTGTGCAAGAGCCGGAAGAGCCGCTTACGTTACCTGTGACATTTCCTGTGACATCTCCTGTTAAATCACCTGTAATTGTACCCGAAACTGTAAGCGCACCTGTTCTTGCTAATTGCATTATGTTTGAACCTGCCGCATTTCTCCAATAGAAAGAATCTGCATCTCCATTATCTCGCAAAACGAATCTTAGATGTCTGTTGCTTGGGCCAATAATATCGCCAAACAAATCTGTACCTGCGTGATTTATAGTTAAGGGGCTAGTCATTGTCAGGGAAGTTAATGTACCGACAGAAGTAATATTTGTCTGTGCGGCAGTTTGTATTGTTCCTGTTACATCACCTGTTAAATTACCTGCAAAAGCAGTAGATGTTAAAACTCCCGTATCAGGCTTGTAACTTAGTTTAGTTTCTGTTTCAAGAGCCTGAGAACCCGTTGCACCATCTACAAAGACAGGATAAACAGTCTCATCTGTTTCCTCGTTATCTATAATATTGATAAACCTAACATTAGCCCCATCTATTGAAGCAGTACCACTTAAATCAGCAGACCAATCATAATGTTCTGCGGCAACAAACCCTGCTAGGTTATCGTGGTTTACTGCTACTGCCGTTGTCGCATCATAGTTAAGTGAACCATCAGCACTTGTAGTAATCCTACTGTTTAACCAAGCATTACTATTTGTAGCCCCTGTTCCGCCACTACCAATTGCTAAAGTTGCAGAAAGACCTGCCGCCGTTCCGCTAGTATTTTCATTCTGTAATGCTATTGTTCCTGTGGAAGAAGGTAAAGTTACTGTTATGTCAGAAGTAAGTCCTGTAACTCCTGTTAGTAGTGTCTCCTTATCTGTATGTACGCCTGTTGCGTTACTTTCAAACTGTATTCCGCCCGATGTGCTAATAGTTTCTACATTGTTAGTCGTCGTAGTACCTGTAACTACAATTGAACCGGGAAATGTAGTTGTAGTGCTACCATCACCGATTTGAAGTGTGTTGCTAGGCATAGTTGCTCCTAGAGCGGTTCTTACATCAGCAGTTGTGGTTGTGTTTGTGTCTGTTGACGCAATAGTAACAACACCTAACGCTTCTGATAAAGTAATATTTGTACCTTTCTTTAATACTAAGGCTTCGCTTGTTTCTAATGTTTTATCAGCACTTCCATCTCCCGCAGTATCAACTTGGATTATTCTAAATGTATTAGTATCAGAAACAGTATTAGTAAAAGTAATAGTACCATCAGCAGTTGTTTCTGTGCTAATCCCTGTACCACCCGTAAAGGTTAATGTTTCTCCATGTGCTATTGTTGTAGAGTTAGTATTGGTATCTACTCCTATGTTAAATGTGGTTAATTGATTTGTGTTAGTATCTGTATTAGTAACCTTATCATCATTTAATCTGATTCTTTTTTCCATGTGTCCTATTGCTTCTACTATTGTATCAGTTGCCGCAACATCAGAAGTAGTACCTGATACATTTAATCCTGTTAATACTTTACCAATTACACCCGCATTATCAAGTTGTGTATTTGTATCTGTCACGGTACTAGCGATAGTAATAGTACCATCGGATGTTGAAGTAGTAGTTATTCCTGTACCTGCCGCAATAGTAATAGTGTCATTGTGATTAACAGTAGTAGGAGTAGTGTTTGTAGTACCTATTAATGTAAACGTAGTAAGTTGGTTTGTGTTAGTATCGCTTACGGTGTTGGCAAACGTAATCTTATCTCCGTCACGTGCAATACTTAATCCTGTACCTGCTTCTAAAACTATATCGTCTGTTGCACTACCCGCCGCACCACTTTGAGTTAGCCTTATTTTTTCTTCGTCTGTGTTATCACCATCTACACAAGAAATAGCGTATGAGTTTTGAGTGTTATCATTATTGTCTGCCGAAGAAAAAGTAATTGTATCTGTTGTGGCGTTAGTGGTAATAGTCATACCACCTGCCGCTACTAGAGTTAGGTCATCTCCGGCAGAAGCCGCAAGGGATGTCTGTCCTGACACCGCAATACTGTCAAACGCATTACCACCGCCACCTGCGGTTGACGACCACTCAAAACCGTCGCCACCACTATTAATTGCGAGTACCTTACCTGCCGGACTGCTTGTGGGAAACGGTAGTATATCTAGTGTGTTTTGTGCATCTCCGTATAGTATACCCAATTCTGATACCCTATCTAGCCCTGTTCCACCGGAAGTAACGGGGATTCTAGCAGGACTGCCTCTAGACCTGTATACTCCATCTGCTACCTGCACGTAATTCCAATCACCTAGTATGTTAGGTCTTTGAACAGTATGAATCTCAGTACAATTCATATCTGAGAACACACCTTCTGCGTATAATTTAGCCCCGCTATCTACTCTTAATGAATTACAATACAAAGTTACGTTGTTTCTTACATTCACCCTATGAGTAGAGTTACTAGCCTTTCCTATTTCTATATTAAAATATTTAGCCGAAAAGTATTTTTGATGACCAAAGTTTGTATCTCCTGTCACCGGCAAGTAAAAGTTTGTTGCAGTAGGAGTAAACTTAACTGTGGAAAATCCCCAATTTGCAGTTATCTTATTTCTATTAAGACTTATGGTAGCATCAGGACTAGTATCGCAGTCTAATACTAACAACCCCTCAAATACAAACTTCTTACTTAGGTCGTTTTCTGTGTAAGTCTTTGGTTCTATACGGCAGTTACTACTAAAAGACAAAATATCTACAAACCCGTAAGTATTTGTAGAACCGGAAGCACAATATGTAGGGCTAAGTACGACTAGAGCATTTGCTTGTAGTGAGGAAACTATTACGGTAGGATATACGCCATCTTCCATAAGTATGGTACAAGAAGAAGAAGGGAAGAAGGCAAACACCATTGCACTTCTACTAGACTCATTAGAAAACATACCTAATGGTTCTGTTTGCATATTAGTTGTATTGCTAAAGTAAACGTATTTTGTAGAAGTACCGTTATGTCCGTTAAACTTTATTATGGCCGCACCGGTTGCACTAACACACTTTTCTTTCTGTATTAGTAAAGCATTTGTGTTTGCTTTTAGTGTAACTGTGCAGTCGTCAACAGTAAATGCTCTTCCGGTTGCACAATCAGGCTCTATTTTTATACTGTTACACTCAAAATTACTATCAAAAAGACAAGAGTGTGTAGCCGTACCTTTGAAAACTAAATCATCTGTGCCTGTGGCCGAAGGTGCGCCACTCTCAGTCCAATTTGCCGCTACTGACGGGTCTGAATCAGTTGCAGTATTTCCGCTACTTCCGCCAACCCATGTGAATGTTGCCATATTTTACTACCCCCTAGTTAGAGGGATGTAGAGAACCGCTTAACTGCGAAGTGGTTGTTCCACCGACCCTTGTTGATGTCGCCTTTACTTTGAACGCACTTCCGCCCTTTTCCTCTATCGCTCTAATTGCCTCTAATGCGGCTTTTTCCATTGAAGAAAGTTGTTTTGTGTATACTTGATTCATTTGCCTTTGTTGAATCTCATCATCTACAATAGCAGGTACGCTATCTAGTAAGACTCTTAGACAGTCTACACATACCATAAACTTAATTGCTGAATCTTTTAGAGTATCGCTAGGCACATTGTCAGCAGTACCGCCAACATAATCTACTTTACGTGCCTTCTTTGTAATCTCAGCATTACGGATAGTTAGGTATTCTGTGATAGTTGCTTCATTCAGTCCTCTCGGCCTGTTTAGCAAATCACGAATCTGTGTCGTTGTTACCGCCATCATTCCACCTACTATCGTAATCCGATGGAACGTCTAGCAATATAGCGTCATTTGAAGGTTTGTGAGTCCTTCCTAATACTAGAACAATCCTTGAAGATATTATGTCATCAGCCATTTGACTGTTAGGCATCCAATACAACTTACTTTTATCCTCTAACAAAGTTACAGGATGATTAGCAAAACTATTATTAGGATTTCTAAGTAGTCTAACTAGAAAGCCTTCGCCTGATTTCCAAGTATTTAGCCTGTGTTCCATGTCTGCAACCTTAGCAGAATCAGGAACAGGAATACCTGCCTTCTTCAACTTAGCCGCAACTTGCGCTTTAGTAACCATACTTACTCGCTCTTTGCTTTCTTAGCCGCTTTCTTCTTAGGTGCGGCTTTCTTAGGTGCTATAACTTCGTAAGAGCCATCATCTCTCTTTCGATAGATAGTACCGTCAGCCTCAGTCCACTCATCCATGCTATCACGCACCAATGTAGTAGTGAATCATAACATCAAACTTACCGGCAGTCAAAGCCGCAGTTGCAATAGTAGCAAGTACAGATGACTTTTGTGTAGTCTTGGATAGTGCTAGTGCGGTTACTGCATTCACATCCCATGTACCGTGAGCCTTAGCCGTTGCTCCAACTAGAGCGGTAGCCGCTCCTGTGTAGCCTAGTGCGACAGTTGCGCTACCGACAGAAGTAAGGTCTACAAGACCTTCAACCCATGCGCCAACTATTACTGCGTTGTCAGGTAGGTAAGCCGTATCTCCGAAAGCATCTTTTAGAGTAATTGCGCCTACTGCACCGCCGTCTACTGAGAAGTCATAGGACAACTTGAGTGTCCTCATCTCCATGTTACTATCTCGGTAAAACTTACCGTCAAACTTTACATTTCTCGGCACTTAATCACCTCAAGCGACACCGGTTATCTTGCATATCCTGTTTGAAAGTCCGGCACTTGCTCCGTCTTGGTGTTCGTGAACAACTGTTCCCATGAAGGAAGTTAGTAGCCAATCAAAGCCGACACCGGGAATCCGAGTCAACTCAGTTTCCATGAATCCTTCGCCGTTGTATTGGAAAAACTCAGCAGTTTCAGCACCGGGTATTAGTAATAGTGCGTCACTAGAAAGAGTTGAATCTCTTGTGTAGTATACTGATAGGTTTGCTATTCTGCTCATGTGGTCTGCTAGCGACTCAACAACGTTTCCGAAGAGTTGTGTGTTTAGCATTGCACTTCTGCAAGAAGCCGGTAGGATAAGAGCCATTGGCTCGTCACCGGAAACTCTAGCGTTTACGAAAACCAAGTCCATTGCGGCTAGAAGGTCGCCTTCCTCATCTGCTCCGCTTGCACCGAAGTTTGCGGTAGCGGCCTGAGTCTGTCCTGCTCCTGCGTGTAGTGCAGATAGGATAGTAGCGTCAATCTTGTCAGCCCTTGCTCTCACAATTCCCAACTGTTGCCTGTCAATGTTCTCCCATGACTCTCCACGTAGCCTGACTGAATCTAGGAAAGTAACTCTTCCCTGACCCTTTTCTAGTTTGGTGGAGTAGTTAGCCGTACCAATCTTGGTTGGGTCAACTACTGCGTTGTCATCTAGTGGGAAGGAGAAACTTCCGTTAACTCCTGTGTACCACTTGAAGTCCATCCATGAAACTGAACGTACTCCAACAACCTGTGTTCCTACTGCGATAGTAGTGGATTGTAGTTGGATGAAGTCACGGAGCGTTTGCTCGATAACTGCATCGCCTGTGCTGAATGGCCCTGCGGCCGCTTCAACCTGTAAGATTTCTTCTAGTGACTTACTCATGCTACCACCGCCGAGTTTGTGTTTATAGCAACTAACGTTCCTGCACCACTTCCACCAATTGCCTCACCTGCACCGACATAAACGCCGATTGCTTTCTGTGAGGAAGAAGTCTTGTCGCACATACCTGCCGCACCTGCGTAAACTAAATCTCCTAGAGCGTAGGTCACACTTGCCTCAGACTGAATCATTAGGACTCCGCCCATTGGGTAGTATGATACTGTTGCTCCTGCCGCAGTATCTAATGCTCCACCTGCCGCTCTTGAGGATTCTCCTACTGATACTCCTAGAGCGATGTGGTCTGAACCTGCGTCTGTCGTTTCCATCAATGATGCACCCGTTAACTTAAGCAGTAGTCCTGCTCCTGCCACCGTTTGCCCTGTCACTAGCGTTGCGTTTCTTGGGTCTGCTCCTTCTCCATATGCCATCTTAAATCATCTCCTTTATTTCATCGTATGTTCTTGCTCTCATGTTACTTTCGTTGCGAGCAAGAGTACCATTCCAAGCCTTTGCCCATGCGTTATAACATCGAGAATAAGTGTCCTCATCGGACTCAACCATGCTTCCGTTTAGGTAGTTAGCCACAACAGGCTTTGCCTCTTCGGATGCGATTACAGGAGCGTTAGCGATTGGTTCAGAAGTAACCTCTTCCATAACTACGGGGGTTGGCTCAGGATGAGCAGTTTCCCACGAAGCAATGAGAGTTTCTAGAGTGTCGCTTCTTAGGTCATCGTGACCGGACATACCCAATTCGGTTGCCTTGTTCACTAGAACCATGCGAGCCTCTTCTACTCTTGCTTCTTCTGCGGCCACATATTCTGCTACTCTCGACTCAGCGAGAACAAGCGAAGCCGTCAACTCTTCTATCTTATCGTTAATCTCAGGTGTTTCTACTGTTTCTTCACTCATAGTATCTAAATCTCCTGTTGGTTGAGTATCGTCAGGTGTGGAATGACTTATCAAGGTTGCTTCTATTTTCCTTTCGTCTTTTATTCTCTTCACACTTTCTATATTTGCTTGAGGGTAGGCAGGGCGGTACACAATCGCCAAATGGTCGAATGTAAAGTCCTCTCCAAACACAATGCCATCATCATCGGCTTTGACCGGTACGCCCGACCCGCCTATGCTCACACCGTAGTCTTCTTTGAGAGTGTAAAGTCCTGACTCTAGAACGTCAAACAATTCCGGCCTAGTCACGTGCGCTATATATCTTACCTCATAACCACCGTTTGTCTTAGGTAGATAAGTTGCACTCTTGATGTAACCGACATTGGATTTGTCTAGTCCTTCTGTCGCTCTTCCAAAACCCGGCCCTAGAGGGTTCGGGTCAGGATGATTTAGAGTTAGGTCTGCCCCTTGCATCTGCATAGCAGTAGTTTTTGCACCCTCGTTAGTCAAAGACCAACTGTTCTTGTTGAACCCATCGTGGAATGCAACTCCCTTTATCTCTATAATAGTCTGTCCTGTGGATGCTTCTATCATTGCGGTAGTTTCATTTACTTGTAGGTCAATAGTAACTGCAACTTTCTTGCACTCACCATCTACCATTTCTTCTCCGTAGCCACATTCGGAAGCATACTCATCTTTCTTTTTGTAGCCTTCTACATCAAACTTATGGCCTTCGTGTGCTTTCATGCACTCTTCTTTACTGTTACCCATAGCCTGACACCTTGACATAAATGCTTCGTGACTTTCATCTTCTTTTGGTGTAGGTAGTGCCGCTTCTGCTTTCATGCACTTGCCCATCTCAGCGCACTTTGCTTGAGTAGTGCAACTTGAGCATACTTTGTAATGTTCTGCTTCGGCCTTTTCTTTCTTGATAGGTACGCAGTTAGGTACTTTACGACCATTCTTCATTTTCATGCCGTACTGCTCGTAGCCTGATGTGCATGGGTCATCTGCTCTTTTTGCTTCTACATCAGAACCACATACACACTCACCTTCACATTCGCAAGCATCTTCACAACCGCAACCACATGGAATATCTGCCTCTACTTTCTTTCCACCACGCCATTGTCTGCAAGACCAATAGCGAGCCTTCCATTTTGGGCCGGGCGAATCGCAGTTGTGTCGTGAACGGAATGATTTTCTCCTAGCAGGGTCATCTCTTTTGATTTCCATGTTAGGGTCGCCAAAGCGTACTATTACTACTGTTCCTTTTTCATTCTTAGTATATACACCAAACTTTTTGTTAGCACCCTTTGTCCTAAATGGTTTATTGAGTGTAACGCTACGGCCTTGATATTCTGCGGCAATAGCATTTTGGTTATCATCTACTGTGTGTTCGTTCCAATTTTCGTAGGCGACTGCCTCTCCACCACAACCGCATCCGCACGACATGATAGAGTTGAAATCTCAAGCGTCTTATGAAAGTTGGTCTAATAACCCCGCATCTAACAATTCCTGAATCACTTGTTTTAGTTTCTGATACTGTTCTAGATTACACATACGGTCTGTGTATAAGTCACCTACTTCATACTCATCGTATGTATCAGGCCCAACATATAATGCGAAACCGGATTTGTCACCTGAGTCATTTAAGGTAACATACAATTGAAAAGTACCTTCACTATGGTCTTTTGCTACTACTTCTCCTGTTATATCTCTACAAGTAAAACCTATATCTTCTTTGCTATCAAAACCAAAAGAGCCGCCACCCCCCGCTAACACTAAAACCATCATTAATACGCACATATAAGCGAATAGTTGCTCTCGGTCAAAAAACATCACTATGTCTACTATGCGAGTGATGTATCATCATTTCTTTTTGCCGGATGCTTCTTTCTTAACATCGCTGATAGAAACACCTGACCGCTCTTCCATTTTGAAGTTGTGAGTCTGTGCTAGTTGTGCCATAGTATTCTGATGCTCAAGGTTAACCATTTCTACTTTGTAAGTGTGGTCACGTTGAGCGGCAGATGCTATTAGGTCTGCATCTATACGTGCAGGTATAGCGGCCATTTCAGCCTGACCCTCAGTTTTCCATGCGTCAAGAACGGCAGTTAGGAAAAGTAGAGCAGGGCCACCAATAATTGCAATAAGTGATACGAAGAAATCAAGGTTTGCCTGAACCAAGCCTTCTGTATCGTTAACACCCTTGTATATGACGTAACAAGCAAAAACAAGCCAAGATATAATTAGAGGAATGCCTACTGCCGCCATCATGTTGTCGTAAAACGACCTTATTTTTCTGCTAGGGTAGACTTCTGCCCTTTTATCCTGACGTAGCCTCATGGCTCAAAGTAGAACGTGTGTGTTTTATCAATCTTCTTCTGTTGGGGCTACATCTGTTGCGCCCGGCTGAGTGTTTTCGTCAGGAACGTCACCTAAGTCTGTGTTACCGTTTTCTTTAGGTTGTAGATTAGGTGGGCTAATGTCTTTTCTCTCATTTCCATCAGGCGTTTCCGGCAGATTGAGCATATCTAGAGATTGGTTTAATGTCAGTAGACCTGCATCATAACCCATAGTAGCCCTTTGCATGACGTTTAGTGGGGTTTCGCTATCCATAGCATCGAACCTGATAGTAGGTAGGTCTATTCTCTTGTGGGGAATACCTAATAGGTCTAGGTGTAGTGAAAACAACTGCATACAAGTCTGCTCTAGAATCTTGTGCATACGGCTGATAGCCTGAACCGCCCAAAGGTTAGCATTGAAGGTTGCGGCGAATGTACTACCCCTCTCCTGTCCTGCGGCCACTCTAGGCACTTGTAGTACGGCCGCTATATCTGCGTTTATAGCGTCAAGGAAGCCGCCGCTCTCAGGTAGTGAGTTTTCTAGGTCTACATGATGTAACTCTACATAATGCGGAAGTACCGGTATTTGGTCGCCACGTAGACCTTCAAAGAGGGAAATGACCTCATCCATAATGTGTGTGAGCCTTTCGTTCTGCTCGGCGGGGTCTTGTATGTGTTCTATTGCTTCTTTGTTGATAGTAATGTACTGCTTTGTCATACTGTCCTCTAGCGATAATCTATTGTTAAGGGAATTGTATTTCATTCGTATTGCTTGCTTTAGTGCTGAAAACCTTGACGCACCCCATATACCGTAGGTCTTTCTGCCCCTGTTGTCTACGAACCAATTGCTTCGGTAGTCAATCTTAATGTGCATTATCTCAGAAGCAGGTATTTCTTTGGCGTTTAGTTTCATCTCACGTAGCAGGTACTTTTCTGCCTTAGTGATAGGACTGTCCTCAGTAGCGTCAAATACTGAATCTATACCGCCTCTTGAGTCTACAATCGTAATTTGCTTGATTGGTAGGTTCTGCAAGTCTGTTATACCATCTCCCTCTCTACCTACAATCTTGTTAATATCATTGCCGTACACCATCATATTACGCATAGAGTTAATCATAATGTCATCAAAGTCTAGCCTCTCTTCTACTAACTCACGTATAGCGTCACGTATAGCGGCATTTCTACCACGCTCAAACTGTATCTCATAATTGTTAGCCGTTAGGCTTACTGCTCTTACTGCCCCGTTCAACTCAGGGTCTAGTTTTAACATCAAGTCATACATATCAAACTCATTGTCATAATTACTGTCTTTCTGCAATCTTTCTGTATCACGCATAAGGTCGGGAATACCTGCGGCAACTCTCAAACTCTTGTTAGAAGGTACTCTACCACTACTTACTATTTTTCTTGGTGGTTGGCTATCCTTCCAAAACTGATACCATGCTCTACGCTCACTCATACCTATGGCTAGTAAGCGGTGGTTTATCAATTTTTGCTCTTTTTTCTAATTATTTTTATTTTTTACGGCTTTTTCAGAAAAAATAAATCGTTGTACTGCTCCGCAATTCCGTAATTATTTTATTTATTCTAAGACATAGACTAAAAGAAATAGTAACTATTTAGTAAGTTATCTTTTAGAATGGATTATGCCGATTTTTCTAAGACCCCCCTTTGAAGAAATAAAAGAATTAAAAAATAAAGGCGCAGTCTAGCGATTTATTTATTTTTTAGGGTGCTAAATTAACGGAAAGAAGTAACAGTTATAAGCCAACCGTGACTCGTTAGACTCAATGAGCGATGCTCCAACGAAACGCTACTTTCGTGGCGGAAACCAATTGATTGACAAGTATGCGTCAGAAATGCAATTCTCTACTGAACGTGAGTTTGCTCGATTTCTGCATTCAATAGAACCTGATAGAACAGTAGGTGGTTGGCGAAACGCTATACTAAGATGGAAGAAAAAAGGTGGTGTTATGAATTACTCTAAGTATTCAGCATACAACGGCGATAAAGCCAAAGAACCTAGTAGAGTAGGTACGCACTATGACAAGACAACCGATGTGTATTTGTCATACCTACCTTCCCAAGAATCCCTAGTAAACGTAAGCGGTGAAACACATAGGGCTATGCGTCACTCGTATTCTTTTGATGGCGACAATCTAAGCATAGATGAGATGGCTAGAAAATACTCAAAGTCTTCTACTTTCATACGTGAGTACATTTCGGCTTTTAGTTGGACTCATACTATGGATGCGTTTACAGACGAAGAAATACTAGATAAGAGCGTAGATGAGTTAGTAGAAACATCCCTAGCATCAAGACGTAGACAAGTAAGAGAAAAAGCAAACAAAAAAATGTGGAACGACTTAGAGAAAGATGCAAACAGAATGCGTTTGTTAGATGACACACTACTAAATGAGTTTCGTGAGGCACTAAGTAAGCAAAACCTAGCACCTAAGAAAGTAAGTAAGCGAAAAATGAAAGATGCAGAACCATACGCAGTAGTTATATCCCCAACAGACCTTCACTTTGGCGCAGGGTCATGGATTGATGAAACAGGTAGCCATTACGATACAGTAGAAGCAAAGAGCAGACTAATTGACAGGACTAATAACCTAATAACTAGACTTCCTAGTAGACCTGAGAAGATTATACTAGCAACAGGCTCAGATTGGTTTCACATAGACAATGAAGAAGGTTCTACCACCAAAGGCACTATGCAAGACTTATCCACTAGTCCTGCTCAGATATTTATTGATGGTTGCGAGTTAGCAAGAGAACATATTGATATGCTTAGAGCCGTATGTCCGGTAGAAGTAGTATTTATGCGTGGTAATCACGATAGACAAATGGCTTTAGCCCTAATGATGTATTTAAGGGCGACTTACGAAAATGTTAATGATGTAGACGTAATAGTTGACCCTAAACTAAGACAGTATATTACATGGGGTAACAATTTGATAGGCTTTACGCATGGTGACGGTGTTAGGGGTAATGATTTACCACTACTTATGGCATCCGAACAAAGAAAAGGGTGGGGTGATTGCGAACATCACACTTGGTTTCACGGACATCTTCATCATCAGCGTTTACTTGAGAAAGGTGGCACTACTGTTATCCAATTACCAAGTTTGGCCGGTGCTGATAGGTGGCATTACCGAAAGGGTCACGTTTTGGCGAGAGCAGGTATCTCCGCCCACTTACTAGATAAAGAATTAGGTTTAATAGGTAATTTGTTCGCACCCGTATTGAGTGAGTAGAGTATGGCTAAGTTTTCCACCGATTTTGCAATGGCACGTTCCCGTAACGATGTAGAATACTTCTACAAGTGGCTTGGTTACACTTGGGGCGACCACATTGGCGAATGGATGGATATGTATGGCGAGCGAAGTGAAGTATCTGTGCATAGAGTATGCGTTATTGCCCCACGTGACCATAGTAAATCCACTACTTTGAGGGTAAAACTATTACATAGCGCACTTTTTGAGAAATGGCGTAACAAACCGTTCACTTGTTGGTTATTTTCGGCTAGCAAAGACCTTGCAATGCGTAGATTAGAAGAAATTAGAGAAGATATGAAGCGTCATCCCCAACTTAGTAAGTATCTCAATAAGAAAAGGGGTAACAAACTAGAATTACACTTTAACAACGGTGCTTGGATTCGTGCAACGTCTGTTGGGGCGGCTATTCGTGGTGAGCATCCTGCTTGCATCGCCTTCGATGACGTTCTTGATGATATGGGTGATATGGATTGGACTAACATACGACATTGGTTTCGTAAAAAGGTTACTCCTATGCTAAGTCCGGGCACATCCATTTATGTCGTAGGCACACCTATGAGTATGGTAGATTTGTACCATACGGAGATGTTAGCAAACGATACTTGGAAAAGCGGTGTTTGGTCTAGTGTAAAAAATTGGGATGAATACAAATCAGACCCCGAAAACGTTCAACCTATTGAATTATGGCCTGAGTTTAGACCTATCAACTTTCTTTTAGAGCAAAAGAACGCTATGGGTGAGTTAGCATTTATTCAGGAGTATATGTGTAAGGTAATTGATGACGAGGCGGCTTGCTATCCTAGAAATCTTACACGTAAGAACCTAAAGATGGATGCGGTGTTTGAGAATGAAAAGTTGACTACTGATAGGTACTCTATCGGTTTTGACCCCGCACATGGGTTAGGGCAAGACTATTCTGTAATGGTATGTCTTAGACAAGACAAAGAAGGCTACATACACCTAGTCAACATTTGGCGGCGTAATGATTTTCCACCTGACAAGCAAGCAGATATGATGGGTGATTGGAGTAAGCGATATGGTACTCCTGCATTTGCAGTCGAATCCGTAGGTTTCCAACAGTTATACGAAAGCCTACTTGCAAATAAGGGTATAATGGTTGATTACCGTGAAAGCAAAGTAGGCAACAGAACGCTAAAGCAAGGCTTGATGAACAGAATGAGGGTTTGGTTAGAGCGAGAGTTAATTATGATTCCCTATGGTGATGACTTTACTAGAAAAGAAGTTAACATCCTGCTAGAAGAATTAGAAAGCCACGCATGGCGAGATGGTATGATAGTTGATTTAGGTAGACACAATGACTGTGCTATGGCATTTGCACACGCACTAGACCAATTCACATACAAATCCCCTTCCACACCCGTCATTATGAAGACTATGAACAAAGGTGAGTGGTCAGGCGGCTCTACTAAAGGCATTCAAAGAAGTAGAGATAGCCCCGTAGGTGGAAGAATAATTAGAAGAAGGTATAACTGATGAGTAAATTAGATGCTACTAGAAGTAGAATAACAGGTAAGAAGTTTAACAAACAAGACCCTTTGGTTAGGCGACATGGGCCTATGAAGAAAAGGCAAGTGTATAAGTTAGTGAGAGAGAAAATCCTGAACGATGCAGAAGACTGGATGACGG